TAACTGGTGTATAAACTTTTCTATGTTGTTTTCGTCTCGATAAATCTTAATCCATTGATATTCGATAATTGCGGACATTTCAGATACCATGCCGTCCAGATGTAACTAATTTCTCTACGACATCAGTAACCAAGTTTTTCATATCTTTGTTTAGGTCTTTTATGGCTTTGCTGACCGCGTAATCATAGATATACTGGTTGACAGGTACGAGGCTATCCAATTTATTTTGCGGGATATCCCACGGTTCGCTACAATTCGTAAAGAAATATCTATTGAATACAGAAGAATTAGATTCCGGAATAGCAAATTCCTGTTGGTATAGTGTACAATCCTGATATATCTTTAGTACCTTAGGACAACCTTCATTATATTTCTGACGTACATAAAGATCGAAATGAGTGCCATTCTCGTAGAGTTCCTCGATTAGATCCTTATGAATTTTGACGTTAATATAGAATGACTGAAGTTCTAAGATGCCACAAAAATCTAATCCAAACTTTTCCACCAAGAACTTTCTACACGGTATAACGTAACCAGTTGACAAATCTGGAAGCACCACGTTATCGTTGTCTGTTTTCAGCCATTCTGGGATGATTTGCAATATGGTATCTCCGGGTGTTAATGAAAATATTGTTTCTTGCCTATCTTTCATAATTATCCTTTATTCTCCTAAAAATGTTATATTTTTATTTTATTTATATATTTTTTATTTTAATTTTTCTTTTAGTTTTGATAGTTCGATATCTTCCATGTACCATAATTTTACTTGGTCTTCTATTGGTATGCCAGAATTCCGTATATTAATTGGTTTCTTGCTTAATATCATTTCTTCAATATATTCAATTTGATTTAAATATATTAATAATAGTTTTTCATTTGGATATATCTTATTAAATTCAATTAATTTTTGTTTACTACTCCAACTAAGATAACCTTTTATTTCTATCCATATGTTTAAATCTGGTAAATATATATCAGGACGATATGATGTATGCAAATTATTTAGCGAAAATGCATATGGTTCATATTCCCAGCATATTTTTAACTCTTCTAGTATGCTAGCAAATCTAAATTCATACGAAGACCGGAGCCATATCTTTTTACCATTTTTGCATATAAATACCCTTCCAGAAATACTTCCAGTATTAATTGGATTTGCATTATTTTTGTGCCATTCTACCATACTATCTGAAATCTTAGCAGCAACTTCTGGTCTCATAGAAGGATTGTTTACCTTCATTAGAAGTGAATGATCTTTCCTAGCTTCTGGATGCTCATCGAAGTACTTAAATATCGGTGCCACACGCTGTATTTTTTCTTCGTTAGAAAGAGGATGATCAATATAATATTGCCTACGTTTCTTTGCTGCTTCTTCTAATATTTCTGGATGGTTTTTATAATATTGTTTTAGATATTCCCCTTGTTCTTTTGCAACATCAGGATGATCAATGTGAAATTGTTTTCTATTTTCTGATAAATTTATAGCAGCTTCAGGATGATCTTGGTAGAATTTAATCAAAGAAGATTTTTGACGTTCTATTTGATCGTGGCTTAGTTTAACGCCATATCTAGGATTACCTTCGCCTGACATTTTTTCGGATAATTTTGCACGTGTTTCTTCAGAAACTTCATGCCTAGCATTTGCAATTGATATCTTTTGTTTTGTTTCTTCGGAATGGTGTTTACCATAATTCCAATGTAAATCGTTAGAATGACATTCAGAACCAGTTCTGACTGGTATTTCGTGACGATGAATCCAAAGACGCACAGTTTCTGGTATAATATCGAGTTCTTTTGCAATTTTTGTTATAGATTTACGTTTATTTACGTATTGGTCATATAGCCATTCTCTGTCTTTACAATATTTATTTGGTGCTGTCATATACTAGTAATAATGTATGATCTAGTATATAAATGTTTTGGTCTAAAAATGAAATAGAAATAGGTATAAGCCTATTTTTACATTTTTATTATAATTTATTTATTTATATCTCATCGTATCTAAATACCAAAGTTTCTGCCGCCTTATCTCCTTGGGTGGCATCAGTATCTATTTTGACCTGAGTCACGACCATCTTGCTTTCACCGGCAGACGTATAAGCGGTACTGTCAATGAGCAGTGTGGATCCACTTACATATGTGTCGGCATCGGCAGGCACGGCATGATTAGCAGAACCAGATTTGTAATAGGTGTGCCCATTTGTGACGTCGTCCATCCAGTTGCCAGTTGTACCTAATGTACCGGTTGCTTGGACATAAGATGCTACTGGGCAACCATTGTCTCCAGTGGATTTTACTCCGACATACAGACCGCCTGCGGTTCCTAGGGCCCAGTTTGTTGCAACTGAACCAGATGTATACCAACGGATGTTACTAATCTGGGTGAAATCTCCGGAAAATGCTAGGTTATGACTTTTCCAGTACGAATAGTTGTAACCGGAGGTCGGCACCACACAGGGATTTGATAAACCTGGGTTGTAAGAATCTGATGTGCAATATCTGCCTTGAGTAATTACTGTTCCAGTACCTGGTGTGGTACTGTTATATTCCTTAACGTTCATCGTAGCGACCATTTTTATAAACTCCTTTTTATAATATTATTTAAATATATTAATATGAATCTTTTTCAATTGATTGTTGAGAACTTTTTCTCATGCAAATTCTCTTTGTTTCTATTTGCCGCTTAACTTATCCTTTGTAATGTCGAATAGTTTATCAGCTATTTCCGGCATTAACTGTGAATCAAAAATTTCATCGTAAGTTGATCGAATAAATGATCTTGTCGGTATATCATTGGTCCCATACTCGTTATAGCACGCGTATTCAGCAATACCTTCTTCAAATATACCAGCTTTAATTGTTAGTAATTCGGGATTGGAAAAATCTACTTCGTGTGATACCGATTCTAACATTTCTCCGGTGTCAATTAAGGTATGCGAAGATCCTTTTGCTTTGATTGTTGATGCGGCGTTTGGCGGTGGTACATTAGACAGTATTTTTATTCGAATAGCATTTTCGATCTTCATACCGACGTCGTTAGCCATTTCTAGCATGTCGTCATTATATGGCATAGAATCCTACCTTACCAAGCTGATAGACCTACTATTTGAGGGCTAGCCCCGCATGATGGTCGGTATACCGTTGTTAACAATCTTGCTGGAATTATATATCTACTACTAGGAATATTACTATCAGTAGTCGTCGCAGAATAAGTATGATTATGAATGTATGATGTTGCAATGAATCCGCCATCTATAGAACCAATACCGATAGTTGGATAATAATCACTTAGTGTACCAGTTAGTGAATGACTATGAGTGTCTGAACCTCCTAGTGTTGGATTGTAGTTGCCAGATTTAAGATTTTTACCGTTCCAGGTTGTTAGAACTTCCCATAGGGAACCTACTGCTCCATCTACGAATACGACCGTTCCTGATAAGGTTTTTGTTGTTTCAGCAAGCACTTCATAAAGTCTCGTGACTATATATGCTGGTTCCTGGTAAGTGCTAGTCGAAGAAACTGAAACACTACCACCGTGATTATGTGTTGTACCAACATTTGTTATTTTCTCACCTGATCCAGCAGCAGTAATAATAGGAGTAGGTGAGTTACCTACGGATGCTGTAGCATTATGACTATGAGTCGAAGTGCTACCGGCTGTAGTACCTGGAGTTGCATTCGTAATAAAACGGCCATCTGCACTGGTAAATCTGGATAAATAACCGGCGTCAGTTAAGACACCATTGGAAACCAGTACGACTCCGTCCGGAAATGTTCTCTTGGTAGATTCCCAGAGAGCGAGATCCATGTAGATAATATCTAGTCCGTACGAAGGAGGAGTATTATTGGCTGAAGGCCAAGAGGTTGTCAGTAAATGTCTATGATCTTCTGTGCAATAAGTACTGTATGGAGTTGTAGTCGGTGCAGTATCACTAGAATATCCTGTGTAATTCGAAGATGGTACCGGAACGTGCGTTGTAGATCCAACACTAGTCCAATGAGATGCCGTGGTAGTAGTACACCTCAAATATTGATTAGTGCGGGTTAACCTCGTCCACGGACTTGGAGGATCAGAAGTTTCCTTCCAAAAAACATAAAGATTAGTCATTTAAGTTGCTTCCAGTGTAAGAATACACACAATCTGTTTACATGTCGTGATATCAGAAATTACTATCGTCAACCAGTATCCGGCAGTCACTGCAATACTGAGTCCGGTTTCATGATATGATGACGTTGATAGTACGTAGGTATCCACTACGCTTCCTAAGGTACCATTGTATAAGTGACGGTATAACTTGCAAGTAGCAGTACCCGCAAGTAATGTACCGGCGGAGTCAAAACTGCGTATTCTAGCCTCAACAATATTAGCATTTATTGGTATTCTGATTGTCTGGGCAGAACTATAAATTACGTTAATTCCATCGCCAAATGGAAATGCTACGTCAAACGTTCTTGTGGTCCAAACTGGAGTGGAACTACCCTGAATATATGCTTGACCTTCATTGCCAGCAGCAATTCTTGTTAGACCTGAAGCTCCACGAGCCAACGTATCTCCTTCGGTCGTCAGCACTGCCGTAGTTGCTGTATTCGTTAGGTTGTAGCCACTCACAGCAGGTAACCTGGATGAGGAATCCAGTTGGACGAGATTATTTGCAGCCGTACCAACCGTATAACCATCCGATAAGGTGTTTGCAGTACTTGACCAGTATGGTACCTTGCCCGACGTTGTTGTAGTCGGAGCTATAGCAGAGTAAGGCCCATAAGTTGCAATGTCATTTATGGAGGCATTAAGGATTGAAGTGACACCCGCGCCCACGTAAACAAGAGCTAAGATCACGCCACCGGGAATTGTTGTCCCAGGCGCCGGAGTTGACATTTCCTTGAAGTCTGTTTTAGAACTTGGAGAAATGGCTGTAGGTGTGCCTGTATAGA